CCTCTTCATCTCCTTCGTAGTTAGTGATATCCCTTTGTAAGTTAAGGTATTGTCTTAGTGTAATGCCTGAGTAATCGTTTGGAACTTCGATTTTGATTTCTTGTATCATATGTGGATTGTGTTATTGTTTTCTTCTAAATTATTAATGTGAATATTCTGATGTCCTATCAGTGCCTTCAATTGAATCTCATTACCTTTTTGGATTTGTATCTTAGAGTTCAGTATGATTATCTGATACTTTAACTCTTCAATCTCTTCCTGTAATCGATGTATCTTATGTGCTAGTGCTATTTCTTTTTCTGTGTGTTCCATATTGTTACGGATTGTTACATATTATCCAAATGAGATTGAGTATTTACCTGCGTTGATTTTCTTTGCGTTTAATCTTTCCATACATACATAACGAATTGCATCGATGGTATGGTTTGAATAATCAACGGGGATGTTTTCGAAATCACCATTCTTATCTACCATCCATACATACTCCGAAAACTCGCGTATGGTATTCTTACTTCTCTTAGTTACGTTTAACCTATACCCTTGCATGATATCAATGCCTAAACGTATAGAATCTTTTCCCTTCTTCACCCCCTTAATGTTTATACCACTACGAAAGATTTCTTCTATTAACCTTCCTTCTGCACTATCTGCCCATATCTCTACTCTGCCTATATCTAATCCTTTAAGGAAACCGATGATATCACCAGTCACCATATGCGTTTTGTATAGTAACTCATCAATGTATAAATCAGAACCTTTCTTTGCTACTGCAACTAAGGTAGTAGGGTCAATTGAATAACCATAATCCATACCGAACGCAATCAGGTCTGCATCAGTTGGTATCTCATCCACTACATTGATACTGAAGATAGTACCAACATTGTTGCCAGGTATCCCTAATCCGTATATCTTGTAATACTCTGGATTAACCTCTTTAAGACGTTCTATCTCCTCGACAATGGATTGTTCCAAAAAAGGATTATCTTTGAATGTAGATATGTATAAATCACTCTGAGGGTGTGTCTGCACTTCATTAAAGATATAGTGGTTAGTTCCGAAGGATGGATTGTATGCTAAGATAGTTTTTTTTCTAGTCCTGATAAATAATTGAAAATAGTCTTCACGAGATAATTCATTACACTCATCAATGAATAGGTAATCTCTACTACTTCCCTTTCTCTTCTCGGAACTATCGATAGACATAAACTCTACCATACTCCCATTCTCAAAGGTGTAGATGTGTTCCGTTGCACTCCATTGGTCTTCATCCCATATCTCTAACTCTTTCAGTATACCAATCCAATCACGCATAATAGATACACGCATTGATGGAAATGATTTTCTTACTATTGATACTACTACTCCAGGTTCACTTAGTGCATGGACTAATATCCATTGTAGTGCTGAGTAGGATTTGGACGAACGGGTGCCACCTTGTAGGATACATATCTTACGCGATGAGTCTATATCTCTATATGTCTTACTCGTTCGTATGTTTAGTTCCATCTAAGATGTGTATTGAGATTTGTTGTATCTTTGCATTGACTTCCATTGTACCTGTAACATCAATCGATTTTAATTTAGGCATAGTGTACTCTAATAACTTTAGTGCAAGTTCCATTGCCCTTTCTGGATTTCTCTTCTTTATCTCTTCTAAATCTTTTGAAATGGTACTTAGTGTATTGTTCACTGCACGGGTAATGGTCAACTTCATCTCTTCGGTTGAACGATTGATTGCACCCTTAGGTCTTCCTTTACTTAATTGATTTCCTTTTTCAAACTTAGCCATTCCGATTTCTTTCGTTATTTATACGATATATATTATAACACGCGATGTAAGGGGTTGTAGTTGATGGTATATATATTTATACTTTTATATATAGATATTAATCATGTGTAAATCCATTTGGGTATTGTTCTTGTCTTGCAATCTTTCTATCTATTACATCCCAATTAATCTTTTGTCTTTCGGTTGCGTTGATTACTTTTGACCAATGTTGATAATCGGCATCAGTTTGCATTAATCGATAGACCCTTTCATAGTATTCTCTCCATTGTTCCGGACTCATCTTATTCCAAAAGGGATACTCATTACGGATTTGAGTCTTTCTTTCGAAGTACGCAAGGTAATAGGGATTAGTTTTACTATGCATAAAGGGAGGGATATCTTTTTTCTTTTCTACTGGTGTATATGAAGTATTTCTTGTATAATACACTCTACCTGATTTAGAAACCCTTTTAAATTCACTACTCATTTTTAAATGGATTTTCGATTTTAGATTTTAATCTTTGTTTTGTTTTATCGACATGGATGAAACATGTACTCTTAGAGATACCAACATCCTTTGCTAGTACATCTAAGGTCATATCTGAGAAATGGTATAATTCAAATAGTTTACCACTTACCCATTGTGGAGTTGCTTTCATTTCATTTAGTTCAGTCATTACTCCCCAATAAGCAGTTTCAAACTTTTCATCCGCTTCTACATCATACTCTATCTCTTGTGTATCTAAGAAGACATCGGTACGGATTTGTTTATTACCTCTTTTACGCGAGTTGATAAAACGAGAACTAATAAAGGAACGAAGATATTGTAAATTGAATGAATCTAAATACCATAGTTTAGGATTACACTTCTCACCCAAATAACAATAACATTCACCCACTAAATCCATTGCCTCATCGTAATCACGAGTTAATTTAAATGCAACGGATTTTAACCATTCATTATGTTTTACATAAAGAGTTTCTAATCTACGATTGTTATCCCATTCTATACTTCCACTTATCATTTATTATTGGCTTCTGTTTTTGTAATAAATTCCTTTATTGTTGAAACAGCTTTTGCCCAATGATGACCTGCACTACCACAATTGCATGGTTGAGGTTCATGTCTACCTTCTATTCTTTTATATGCATCCCATATAAAGTTTAGATGATTACCGGGAACATATTCTCTAATTGGAATAACAATCTCTTGTAGTTGTATGTATTCCTCTTGTGTAAATGGATGTGTGTTCATACTATACCTTTTTAATCTTTGGTAGTTTCAATTCCTCTTCTTGAGGTACTTGTGGACGGTTTAGTGGAATAGGTTGATTTAAATCTAAAAATCTTTCGATATTTTTCCAATGTGGATGTGATTTGTGGAAGGATACTCCCATACTAGCAAAGACGGTAATTAAGTCTTGTACTGATGATAACTTTGAGAAATCAACGAGATACATTGAATCTTCTCTTGCTTCTACGTTTGGTGTGAAATTAGTTTGTGCACCACTTAGTACACCTGAACCTGATACTGCTTGTAAGATTTGAGCCATTGTTTTTTATTTATGTGTTTGTAAAATTGATTGTATATATTGTAATTCTTGTATTGATGTTTCTACTCTCCAAAGTATATCTTTAACTTCTTCATCTAATAGTGGTAAGTGTTCTATTTGTCTTATCCTTTCTAATATCTCTACGAAATTCAAATAACCTTCTGATTTGGTGTTTTCCATATTAAAATAATTTTACATCATTACATTTACCATCGTAATCCTTATTGGTTAAACGATTCAGCCAAGTTTTACGTTCACAGCACCCACAGGAGTTCAATTTAAGGAGCTTTATTGCTATGAATGATGAAATCCTTAATCCATACCCTAAAGTTAAAAAATGGATACCTGCATCAACCCAGTCACCTATACGGATTCTTTTCATATTATTTGATTTTTTTGGTTCTGATATCGTTTTTAGTACCAGAAATGTTTAGAAGTGTAATTCCTTGCTCTTCATACTTTTTGATGTATGCTCTTTCTTTGGTCAGTAACTGAGATTGTGTTAAATCCTTTGAAAAAGTTTCTAATATCTTCATAGTCTCCAAAGATTTAATCCATTCAGTTCCTTCTTTATCAAACGCTGCATGTAATCCTGGTATGAAATTTGTTTTCTGTCCTCTGACATGTCTCATATAATCTATCTTATGTCTTCCTTTACGAACTACGAATTTAGAACGAGAACATCCAATATAAATACCTGATGGGGTTTGGATTGAATAGATGAAAGGGATTTTATCAGCTCTGATATAATCATTATAGTAATCTAATGTTTTTCGATAATCCTTTTCAAAGTAACCAGTTCCATTTTCAGACCAATAATATTCTTCACGTAACACGTGTCTAAAGTAAATACCTTCTTCCTTATTACAAATTTTGCAGTTAGGTTGGACCCCTGTCTTTCTGCTTCTGCATACATAAAATTCTGATACTGGTTTTGTTATCTTGCATTTGTTACAAGTGTGAAATTCTGATGGTTGTAGGAATGAAGGTCTTCCTGCTTTCTTTTTTTGTTGTGCCATTTTTGTATAGTTTATATGCTTATATATATCGAGGTAAATTACCTCAAGGTGCATTTGGGGAAAATTATCCCATATTATTTTTGAATTTCTCAAAGTTAGGTCCTTTGGAAATCAAACGCTCAATAGCGTTTTGTTGTTCATTTTGAAACTCATGAGTATTATTTTTTATATGTGTGTAGTTATTTGCATCCCAAGCTAACTTACTATAATACTCCTTTTCATACCCATAAAGTTTAGATTGTAAATCCTGCTGTAGATAATCACGCATATTATTCTGAAGTGTAATTAAGAATGTTTCTAAATTATCAGTTTCAATAAAATCTACACCTATATTTTGATAACGTTTAAATAGTGTATCTAATCTTTCTAAAAACTTTTGTTGTTTTCCAAACTCTGAATTGATAGGGAGAGGTGATATTTGATAAAGAAATTGACAATAATCTATTAGAACTTCTTTGTAATTATTTCTACTTTCTATATCAGTAACTTCTTTTCTATCCAAAGTGCTGAATATCATTTCTAAAAACTTACCCCAATTCTTTTGTATATAATTTTCCATATTATTGATTATTAAATTTTTTATAGTGTTCTGATGATTCTAACTCTGGATACATTTGTTCTATTTGAAACAAAGTAAGTTTTTTCTTAAAAGGTCTTTCAGGTACAGCTTCTAAGCTATTAGCTTCTAAGCTATTAGCTAATACACCTTTATCTCTAAACTCTCTACTCTCATCTCTTATCTCTCTACTCTCTACTCTGGCATCGACACCCATTGGGTATAGTATACTATTAGTATCACTTTGGTATTGGTAATCCATAGGTTTGTTATGGGTTTGGTATAGGTCTAATAACTTTTGTCTTTCCATTTCCCATCTTTTATTAGCGTTTTCTTTACCCTTTTTAGATTTTTCTTGATATTTTTCATCTCTCAATTGTAATTGTTCAATAATAGTATTGTGTGTAATACGACCATCATCAGTAACATTAAAACAATCTTTAATTACATCACTTACTAATTCAACTGAATCACCTAATTTATAGGCAATAACATTTATATCAGATTTAATATATCCATCATTCTCATAAATTAGTTCTACTAATTGCCAGTAAACACCAACAGGTGCTGAGGATTTGTGTTTTATTTTAAGTAGAATGAGTTTCTCATCCTCTCTTGCTCGGAATTGGTGTTTGAACCAATCTTCTCTTTTCGGTAGTGCCATTTTATTTTTATTTTAGTTTGTGTAAAGATACAAAAAAATATTGATATTACCAAATAATTCAGTAATAATATAATTCTATATTATATATAAATAGAGATTAGAATCCCCAAACACAAAATTTAGGGAATTATTTTAGATTAAACCCCTATTTCTTAGTGCTTTACCTGATGTAAAGTGTGCAAATGTAGATTTCTTCATACCGGGATAATCTTTAAATATTTCCCATTTATTCTCACCTCGTTGTCTTCTATAATAAATTTCTATAAGAACTTCATCAGGCCAGATAGTTTTACCATCTAAATTACATCTACCCTTATTTACCTTATCTTGCATATTATCTTTTCTAGTAGACCATCTTAAATTAGATGGGTGATTATTAGTAGGGTCATCATCTAAATGCATAATGTGATTTTGCCATGGTTTGGGTTTCTTTAACCAAACAGTTGCAACTAATCTATGGACATAAATAAATTTTTTATTACCATTAATATCAGTTAATACAACTTGTGGATATCCTTGTTCGGTTGGTCTACCATATTTGAAACAACCTGGCATTAGATTCTTACCTCTAATAGCTTGGTGTGCAAAGATTGTTCCGTATTCACCTACTGAAACATTACCATTAAATTCAAACTTATTACCATCGCCATCGTAGTAATCATATAGTAGTTTGAAATACTCATTTTTTTTCTTCATAACTTATTATTTCCTAGATATATAACAGCCTTTTTTTCTAAAGTCATCACATTTCGAGGAATTATTTTTAAAAAAAGGGGAAATTTCGTTCCCCTATCTTTTATTTTGTTAATTCTAATTCATCTTCATTAACACCTTCCTCATATCCCTCACACCATTTACAAAACTTCATAATTAATTCTGAAGAATCAAATAAATCTATAATATCAGCATCATCTAAACCAACTAATTTTGCAGTATAGTATTCTTGTTTAAGAAACTCTTCCCACATATAAATGTCCAAATGTTGTTTAATTTTCGCAACACTAAATTTAATAGTTTGAGGAACTTGATAATCAGTTGCTTCTGGTTTTACATACCATTTCAACATTTTATTATAGGCCTTATCCCAATTCATATTTAATTTTAATTTGAATATATCAGATTCAATCTCATTTCCATCATGTGATATAGAAGCACTTACACCTGCTACAGTTGCTTCATATGAATGAAAATAGTTATTTAATAAAAGATAAGCAGTTTGATTTAAAGGATGTTCTTCATTATTCAATGCTGTATCTAATATTCCAAATATTGAATGAACGGCCATAGAACGAATACATTGTGTAATATCGTTTGATAAAGTTTTTAACTTTGGATTTTTTTCAATAAACTCATTACGATATTCAGTTGCCAAATCATTGTAGATATCGATAAGTTCAACTTTTTGAACTGAGTTCATATAAAACCCAAACCCATTTGTTTCGATAACTTCTTCAGTAGTGTTTGTAAGAGTACCATCATTAATTAGATTTTCAAATGTGTTAGAAAATCCTACTTTTTGTGTTTTTTTAGCTTTTGCCATTTTAATTGCCCGTTAGGGACTTTGTTTTATGTTTAATTATACCACTAAGATACTACAATTATGTGAGATTTCCTAATAATTTATGATATTTTTTTAATTTATTTCATAACTCGTTGATAGTCAATTGCATAAAAAATCCCCCAATGGAAACCAAAGGGGGATGAAAGCAAAGTGTATATGTAATACACAAACCAAAGGATATAAATAAATTGGCACAAATTTATATCTGCTAATAAATATGCGGTTTTTGGTGAAACGAAAAAAAGACTAATTTATTTGGTCTTTTGTGGGGTAATCCCTCGTTCTCTATCCTGTTCCAGTTTTCTCTCCTTCTGCAGCCTATATAATAATTTATTCTTTTGTTCTCTCTTTTTTACTGAAGGCTTCTTATATTCCCTTCTATCCTTCAGTTCCTGAATATGATTTGATTGGTCTACCTTTTTCTTAAATAATTTAAGAGCTTTCTGGATATCACCATTCTTCACTTCTACCGATGCTAACACTATTCCCATATACTTTATTGTTTTTGTAATTATCTCCTAACCTTGCCCGCTAAGAATCCCATTAAAATAGGTTCTTATTCTTTTACCGGTACACAATTTGGGACAGTTCTACCATCCAATTCTTTTGTACCGATTGCTTCCCAACCCGGCCAACAAGCATCTTCTAATCCCATATCAACCGCTTTAAGGTTAATACCAGCATACTTTGATTCTTGTGCTAATAAACTTTTAATTCTTTTAGCAACACCCATATTTGTTTCACTACGATATGTGTTGTAGCATATTGCAGCCGATTGTTCTTGTCCAT